CTTTAGTAGTCATAGACTGACCAATAGCAAACACAATGGTTGCTAGGTTCTGTTCAGCCCACTTGTCACCCATGAACTTACGGTTATCAACAACGTCAGATGCCAGGGCGATTAGACCACCGAGACCTGAGAAGGAATCCAACCCGATTTCAACAGGACCATACGTGATAGTACGTTCCTTCCAACCAGCTTTCTTCCACATATCATTGATACGATAGTCCAGAGTACCATTACCTGTGAGTTCATTATCCTGTTTTTTACCCATGAAGTGCCACAGAATCATACCACCCAGGGCGTTCCTACCATGCCAGATGTCCATTGCCTGTTTGGCTTCATCCATAGAGGAGATACCATACTGCATAGTCTCTGTGAAGTCACCAGACCTCAGAGCTTTATGGATGTCCATATACTCTTTGTGTAGGAGACCCAGACCAGGGAGCATCTTATAGGAGAACATCAGATCATTGATCCGAGTAGTCATATAACGATAGAACACACTGAGTTCAGGGAACTCTTCAACCGCACGGTCAAGGTGTTTCAGGGGACCACTGATAGGTTTAGTGAGTTTAGCTTGAGCAGTCTGTGCTTGTAGGAAGAGGTCACTCTCAAAGTCGATGTTACCATCCTTATCGACAACAGCTCTCAAGTAGTTCTCACGTGCTTCTTGGAAGTCCTTCTGATTGATACCTTCCCAAGGTTTCTTATTATCCAACATCTCTTTCACAGCCTTGTTACGGGCTGCCATGTTGGCACCTAGGAGGTCAATCGTCTGGTCAATAGAGGTAAGACCAGGCATCACATAGGAGAAAGGTTGCCACTTGTTGAGGTCTTTCATACCCCCAAGTAGTTGTACGTAGACCTTCTCACCCAGAGTAGAGTTACTTCCTTTACGGAGTGTCATCTCACGGTATGCTTCGAACTCAATGTCTTCACGTGGGTCTACACGGTTAGTAAACCGGTTACCCATGTTAGCGAAGTCTTTGTTCCACCAAGCATCGATGTTCTTTTTCCAGAGTTGTCCAGCTTCTCCCCACACCTCTTGTACAGCACGGAGTTCAGCAGCTGCAGCGCGAGCAGACCTCATGTCCATACGTGCAGTAGCACCCATAATCTTACCAACTGAGTTGATACCAAGGATCTCAAGTGAACCCTTAGCAGCTTTCAACAGAGTCTTAGGAAGCGCCAACTGAGACAACATGGTCATCAGGTTCATCTCTTTGATGAGAGCACGTTTACCCTTACCTCCTTTGTACTTATCACCTCTGAACTTATGTCGGAGGTAGTTCTGGAGTTGGTCCATACTCTGAATGTTCTGCTTAGAGAACATCTCATTAGCGAACTGAGCTAGTTCATCATCAGGTTGTTCCTTAATGAACCGGAAGAAATCTTCAGTCTTCTTAGAGACATAACCGTAGTCCTCAACAGAGAAGTCATCAAGTGCTTGTTTCTGTTTAGCAGGAGGTAGTGCCAGGATCTCATCAGAGAATGCTTTCCTAGCCTTAGCTGTTTCATTACCAAACAAAGCAAGACGTTGAGCCATCAGGTGCATAGGACCATCAGTGTCCATGATATCCTGAGTAGCCATCAGGGAGTTACCTGCCATACCACGGTTGCGGATCTGGGAGAACAAGTCCTGAGTGATTAGGTCAGAGACCACAGGGTCAATAGGATACTTAGTAGGTTCCTTACCTAGTTTCTCAAACATCTTTTTCCAGAACTGGTCTGGTGTCATGTCTGATACATTAGTACCAAGGATCTTAGAGAACCTACGTAGTGCTTGGATGTTACCAGCAGCCCAGTCTCTCTTACCCATTGCCTGTTGATAGTAGGCAGAGTCATAGAGTTTCTTGGCAATCTCATTCTGTTTGGCAATAGGAATACCAGCAGTCTGTGAGTACCGTTCCAGGTCAGCAGCATTAAATCCATTACCCACCGTACCCATGTCGTTGGGTTCATCACGCATCTTACGAGCACGTGCCCATTGGACATCAGGTTCGACAGTAGGATTGTACTTACCTTGACCAGGACCAGCAGTAGGTGAGTTCTTAGAAGCTCTCCACGTACCCTGAGGTACATCAGGATCACCCTGAGGCAGCTCTGGGCGACCTCCAGACGGGCTTGTAGTCACGTCTGTGGCTTCTACATCAATTGTGTTACTTGGGAGACCGTCAGCGTCCGGAGGAGCAGACATCATATCTTCCAGGTACTCATCCTCAGCCTTCTGACCAACCTGTCCTTCGACGTTCATCTCATCGGCACGACGAGCACCCCAGACAAAGTCAAGGATCTCACCTGCACCTTCTGTCAAGATGTTCTCTAGGACAGCTTTAAAGGTAGTAGTATAGACATCATCACCTTCAGTGGTAGCTAGTGGGTTGTTGATAGCTACATGTCGTAGACCATCACCCAACCAAGGGACAGTACGTTCCAGTTGTAGGTACACATCTTGTACCCACTCAGGGGACTTATCAGGGTTCTCAGCAATCCACTTGACAGAACCAGAGAAGTTATTCTCTGTACTCACATCAGGGTTCATAGTTGCTTCAAGACCTGCCAAACCAATACGTCCTAGTCTAGTCTCAGTAAGACCAGTGACACCACCAGTGAGGACTGCAGAACCAATCGTTGTAGCTTCTTGAAAGGCAATCTGTGATCCGAGTTCCCATAGGTTCTCAGCTTTATTGTCATCAATGTACTCACGGAATGGGTCCCAGCCAGGAGAGTAAGAACCGTTTGCTTCTTTCTCCTCCTGCATAGCACCAGTGGCAAAGTCCCAGGCACGCTCAGGGAGAGTGAACACACCGTTCAAACCCCTTGCGATACCTACGTTTTGACCACGGTCAATGACAGACTCTTTAACGTCACCAACCTTATCTACAAGGTCAGAACCAGCCTGCATGAACTGATCGAAACCAGACTGTTCACCTTTCTGAGCAGTCTCTAGGAGTTGCTTCTTGGCATCATTACCAGCGTTAAGGTTGTCCTGTTCAGCAGCAAATGCCTCAGCTTGTTCAGCCTGTTTCTTTCTTTCTATAATCTGCTCTGCTCGAGCACGAGTTTCTTCGGACTCCTCAACGAGATCGATTTGATCTTGTAGGGCTTCCTTATCTATGTCTTCGGGTTGTAGCATTACAAGTGATCTCGGAATGAACCATTAGTATACGCTCCCCATGCTCCCAGACCTTGCATCTGGTAAATGCGGAGACCAACCTTGGCGTTTTTCACGGGGTCCCGTAGGTCCGCTTCTGTATACCCCATTGAGTGGACTAGGTCCTTATGAACCTTGTAGTTGATTTGGAGTAAACCAATTGATATCTCTCTCTTACCTTGAGGGTCAAGACCAGAAGTCCTGGTATCAGCACCAGTGTTTCGTCCACTTTCACCACCTGCAACACCAATCATAGTTGGGATGAGGTGTGTGGGCCAACCAGCTTGTTCCAGTGTTGTACCAACTTCCTGTTTGGTAAGTTGTTTAGACATTGTAGTGGACTGTTGGGGTTGTTCAGTCTTAGGTAGAACCTTCACAGGACGTGAGGTACCATGGAGGAAGAAGTATCTCTTACCATTAGGAAGTTCAATCTGTAGACGGTCACCATGGACTGTCCCGACAGTGTCAACAACACGAGCACCATTCACCAGGTAGATGGGAGAACCATCATAGGTTCCGTAGTCCCTACCATGGGAACCACGTACCGTATGACTATCCCAGTCACCAGTCTGTGGTACACGACTGAGAGGTACACGTCCTAGGTCCTTATCACCAACCTCTACAAAACCATCCAGGTCACCATACTCAAAGTAGGAACCATCAGCTCTCTTGACATCCAAGTGTTGACCAGTGGAGGTAGGTCCAATGTTACCAGTGGTGTACACTGCCACATTAGGATCAACTACACCAGGTGCGTTCTGGTTAGTTGTGAAGGCACGTTCAGTTTTACGTACGTTAGGCTTGTAAGTCAACATACGTTGGAGGTATGGGTCCTGTTTACGTAGGGCTTCCTCTACAGGTTCAGGGTCAGTCTTCACCTTCAGAGCATTTTGCTGAGCCATATGGATATCATATGGAGTGACGTTGATCTGACCTTGTGCAAGTTCTTCATAAACAGCAGGCCAATTACCTTGACCTTTAGCAGCCTTAGCAGCCTGTTCTAGTTCACTTTCAGTAGCAATGACATTAGTATTCAGGTAGTTATCCTGATTCCTCATACCATCACGGTGAAGTTGAACACGTTCAATGAACGCAGAAGAACCACGTGTAGCCTGTTCAGTCTGTGAAGCTTGTTGAGAATAGTCCCAACCATTAGGGTTCTGTTTAGACTTGATACCCTGGTTAACAGCATCTGCAGCATCAGACAATGCTAGATCGTAGTCTATTGCACCTGTCTCAGCATTACGATACTTACCAGACTTCAGGTTAGCCATGTACCTAGACATCAGATCCTTACGGACACCGATGAGAGTCTTCTGATAGACATCAGCCTTATCGGCAGAGGTAGAGGTGTAACCCGTAGCGGTGGTGGCGATACCCTTAGCACGAGCCTCAATGTTATTCTCTTGTTGGTCAGTTTGACCGGACAGGAGTGTCTCACCTTTCAGGAGGTTCTTGATATCATCGTCATTCCTCACTTCAATAGGTGCATCTTTCAGGTCATTCTGTGTTAAGAACCCTTGTTCAGCACCTAGTTCTAGCAGACGATCCTTAGACCGTTGAGCATCGAACTCTTCTGTAGTTACATAGTCATCAAGGAACTTAGTCTTGTATCCCTTACCTTCAAGGGTCTCACGCATCTTACTAACTTCATCGTTAGTGTAGCGTCCTTGTCCTTGTTCGAGTCGTGTCTGTGCGTCAGTCTCAAACGTCATCTCCAGTTCTTTCTGGGCAGCCTTCTGTTCGTTAGAAAGGTTTTCCAGATCTTGGTTGATGTTATTAGCAACCTTACCTTTGAGTTCGTTTAGCTGACGCCGATATACTTTCCCAAAAGTACAGGGTCCGTCTTTGGGACAGCCAGGATGACCAGAAGCATCAGCGCCTTCCAGTTCACGAACCTGACTAGGTGAAAGTCTACGTTCATCTGCATTTAATTGATCGAATATCATTTTGTCAGCTTCACGCTGACTGTAACCAAGTTGCATGTAACTAGCTCGGGCGGTATCTACACCAGATACTACCTGACCACCATCAACTTGAATAGCTAGGTCATTTTCTACAACAGAAACACGACCTGCTTTAATCTCAGCCTCAGTCTTAGTAATCCACTGTTGTTCAGCCTTGGCATCTATCTGCCGCATGGTACGGTAGAGATACTTATTAGTCATACCCTGATTCAGGGCACCAATACCAGTAGTATCACGCCATTCTTGGTGAGCTTCTGCTAGTCTCCTAGCACGTTCACCTTCATCCTGAGTAGCATTAATCTGTTCAAGTCTCCGAGCCATAAAGTTCGGGTACTCTTGAGACAACATACTCAGACGTGTACGTTCGTAGGCTAGTTTCTCATTACCTGTGAAGTTGTGACGAAGTTTCTCACCAATGATAGGTGAACCACCGTTAGCCTCATAGTCAGCAGCGGCTTCATCCATGATGGCTTGACCTTCATCGACTTGACGCTCACCTACTTCAAATGCTTCAGTTTCTTTCTCTGCGTACAGAGGTTCCATCAGTGCCTTCTCAGAGGCAGCATCCATCTTTGCTTTGATCTTGTTAACCTGAGCCTGGTCAACCATCTTACCGACAGTCTTAGACAGACTGGAGATAGCTTTCAGGTTCTTCTCAAGTTGATCATTCTGTTCAGTTGCCCATTGTTGTGCGTTGTCAACCTTGGTCTTCTGTTGTGCAGATAGACTGTTCCAGTATGGTACATCTGCACTCTCCTTAGTCTGGAAAGCGGACTGTAGTCTACTGGCAACATCAGGTTCTTTAACTGGGTTGAAACCTCCACCACCTGTGGCGCCTTGATAGAGGTTACTTTCTTGATAACTTTTCATGTCCCGTAGGATTGGTTAGCGTAAGCGTTTGCATTGAACCCAAGTAGACCATTCTGAACCTTGTCACCAAAGAAACCAGCTTTACCTGCTCCCATAGCAGCACCCATTCCTCCTTGAAGGATGTAAGGTAGTGCAGAAGGTTGAGCACGTTGTGCTTGGTAACCTGGGTGCATAGGACGCCGTGGTGCAATAGGTGCAACAGAGACGTTAGCCCAGGACTGTTGGTTAGCGTTGTCCAGTTGACGGTTGACGTTCACCTGGTCTAGCTCTTGAGCGTGGATGGATTGTGTGAGGTTAGATACCATAGTAGCATTCTCTCTACCGAAGGCACCGAAGTCCATGGTGTTCATACGGTCAGCGGTCTTACCACTGAATCCAGCCGTAGCTGCACCCGTACCCATGACTTGATATAGTTTACTTAGTCGTGCTTGTTGAGAGAAAGCAGCCTCTCGGAACTTCTCATTAGTCTTCATCTGAAGACCCATGAAGGCACCACCATAACCATAAGCAGCATCCTGGTTACGTTGGATCTGTTTGTTATGTTGGTCAATCCGTTGGTTCCACACCTTCAGAGTGTTGTTCCAGGACTCATTCTGTCGAGCAATAGCGTTAGCGTAGTTCTGGTCAGCTGCACGCCATCCTGCTCGGATTGCTCGGTTTTGATTGTCGGTTGCCTGACGGGCTCCCATGTATCCCAGTCCTGCTTGGAGGATTGGCATACCCACGGAGAGGGCAGTTAGAATTGCCATTTACAAAATTGTATAAAAGGTAACTGGTTGGGTCCGAAAGGAAACTCTCGGATAAACTTAAATCCTAAGAACTTAAGTAGTTTAAGGTGAACTGTGTTCCGTTTATCGACCACATTATAAAGTAACGGTTCAGGTCTACCATCGATAAACCTCTTCGCTTCTCTAGCGAAAGTGAGTGGGTATTTTTCTATAGCAGGAGTACATAACATCCATACAAGTCCATCATCAATACCAGCTACTCCGGCGGTCTCGCCGTTAGGTACTGTGAAAGACACGCAGTGCCCGCTCTGAGACGAGAGAACTATATGTATGGTAGGTTCTACTCCATGACCTTCTACACACTCTCTGAGGTCATCTGGGCGTAGGTTAGAGGCCACCTCGTAAGCAGCCTCCAACGTACACGGTTTAATATATTTAGAGTCGTTTGACATAGTTCTCTGAATAACTCCCTTCCCATGTAGCGTCATAGAGGACAGCAGGGGATGGGTGTTCAGCATGGATAGACATCACAAACGTAGTGTTCCTCTGATACACAGGGGTAGTCTGCTCATAGTCAGGGAGATATCCCAAGTCATTTGCATCATACTCATCCATAGGTTTAGCCTCATAGATTTGTGTGTAGTCAGGTCGTCCTAGTCGTTTGAGAGTAGTTTCATAGTATCCAACCCTACCAAAGTTCAATTTGACACGTTGGATAATAAGGTTGGCAGTGTTCCAACTATCAGATTGTCCTGTAGATTCTTTCTTAATAAAGAACTTAGGTAGGATAATATCCATTGGGAATACATACCCTATGAAGAACTTATCATTCTCATCATCGAGTTTACCATAAATCTTCAATCTACCATCTTCATCTACCTCTACATTTGTAACCCAACCTTGATCATCATCAGGACTGTAGGTAATTACATGTAGTCTATCTATCGTATCAGTAAAAATAGGAAGACCAATAGTAGCAGGGTCGATGAAAGAGTAGCCATCTGTGTACTCAACGTCACTGTTATCAGCAGCAACAGTGTAGTCTAGGAAGGTACGGTATTCCTCACCATCCTGGGTTAACATCTGTGTGCTCCTTAGGGCACGGATATCACCACGTAGAAGGAAGATCTTATCATCCTTATGTAAGACAACAAAGTAACTGTCATTGATAAGTGCATGAGAGACTATATCACCATCAAACTTAAACCTAGTCCAAGCAGACTGTGCACGTTTCTCACCAGTGTTGAAGTACCGGAAGATCCACACAGTGTCTGAACCACGTTTAGCTAAAGACACCATTTGGTTATCCTTAGTAATGGCAATGTCGTAGTAGTCACCAGGGACTAGACGTTCTACAACCTTTGTCTGTTCTACAACTTCAGGTTCTCTATCTCTGGAGATGTTAGCCATCTCATAGAAACGAGTGTAGCGTCCGATACCAGAAACAAAACCTACGGTAGTACCTAGGTTGACTGGATTACTATCCCTATTGTAGTTGTATGTAGACAGTAGTGAGGTACGAGCAGTACGTGGTTCCAGAACATCGTTCTCGGTACCTAACATAAACTGTGCGTTCTCACTGAACATTACTAGACCAGAGGTAGTTGCTACTGCTCCGTAGAGAACAGAAGGAAAACTATTACTGACTTGTAGATCGATAGGGTCAGATGGTGCAACTGTTAGAGCTGTCTTACCCCAGAAGTTAAAGAAGTCACCAGCAACTGATGCAACTACATTCTCATCTGTGAGAGCAATGAACCTGTTCCTAAAGAACGTGAGGTTGTTAATAGGTCTACCAAACGTAGCTCCATCCTCAGGTGCAAATGATGGACGTGGGTTGGTGTTATCATCACCTGCTTGTCGAGATGCCCATCTGAATGAGGCAACAAGAAAGGTCACAATAAGGTCACCATCTGCATCTATTCGTGTCTGAGATAGTCGTAGCATACCATGAGGCATAGAGTCAGTCAAGAATGAATGAGCTATACCAGGTTTAGCTATCTCTATATAGGTACCTGTGCCATCACCATTGTTATCACCTTTGAACTGAACGTAGTAGTCATCACTATCGTTGAAAGAGTTCCTGATGAAGAATGGTAGGTTGTGTTTCGTCTGAAGAGGAACCTCAGAAATGTCATTACACTGAACCATGAAGTTAATGGGATTACCATCAGCATCTTCATCAAAGTTAGTGGATGACAGGACACGTAGGAGAATAGAGTTTGGAGTACTCATGGTGAATGGACGTGCATTACCATCAGCATCATCTGAACGGGTAATGTAAAGACCATTACCAATGCGTTCAGCAGTAACACCATTTGCAATGTCGGTGTTAATAGACGTGACAAGTGAGTCAAGTACATCATCAGCTTTAGGGTTCTCACGTGCAGTCTCTGCGGATACAGTACCAGTACCAATGTCTCGCATGGTCTCGGTAGTGCCTACCTGTTCTACACGTACAACGTGTGTCACGCCAGCCAGGTTGACCGTTACAGTGTCTCCGACTGCCCAACCATCTCCACCTTCATTCAAGGTCACACGGGTCGTGTAGACACAGTTCTGTGGGATAGTACCATCAGGCTGTTGAGGACCAGGAGCAACAACAGAAGAGACTTCAATTGTAAACTCTAGTCCTGTACCATTTGCACCACCAGTCTGACTGGAAAATGTTTGAGTAGCAGTACTAGTACAAGTAGGAGCATCATTAACAAAACCAGTCGAAGTAACTGTAAGTTCCTGAGCAGTAGTAGTGGATTGATTAGGAGTAGGTTCCTGGAAGGTAACCTCATAGGTAGTGAGACCAGCAATAGACCGTAGTTCTATCACACCTTCAGGACCTCTCATCTCATCTGTGTTCAGTCCCATCTGTACAGGAACCTTACGGTTGACCACAAAGGTGTAGTCATTGATGGTTAGTACCTGTAGGTCATCAGGTTCTGGGTTGTTGAGAGTGAAGTAATCCTCACTAGGATCCTCCCCTGCCTCACCTTCACAAGTATAGGCGTTCTCATACGCAGGGATGTTATAGGTGAGACCACCTGCAATCCCAGGGTTAATGTCTAGTGGGTCAATGTTATCTGTGTAGCAGACATCCATTAACTTACCACTATCTAAGTCCCAGACTTTAACCTTACCAGTGACGTTGTCAATCCGACCTACGTACCTGTCAAAGTTATTGAAGTTGTTACTCTTATCAATGAAGAACCATTTACCTTTTTCATCGGTATCTAGTTCACTAATTAGGTTCATCCCAGGTCGTTTGATCAGACCCTGTACCACATCAGGAATGCAGTTCACAGCGTCTCTAACCTGACCTGGTAGTTTCTGTTCATCAGGTTGGTCTGAGATGCCTCCGGTGAACCTGCGAATCTTCTGTGTGATAGCTGTCATGGGTATCTCTTAAGTGCAGTGTAGGGACGGTAGGAACGATACGCGGTACCAGATTGGAAGTCAAGGAAGTTATAATCCCCTTGATTACTTTCATACTCCAGGCATGTTGCACGTGAGTTAGCTTCCTGTTGAGTTAACAGCTGTGAGAGTTGTGCGTTATCTACCATCTGAGTAGCAGCACGACGGGCAGCAGTGTTGGTAACGTATCTTTGAAAGACTGAAGGTAAATCAGTAAGTGGGAAGAACCAAACAATATCAAAGTAAATCCTCTCCGTAAAGGTGTAAGAATGAGAAAGCTTATCATAGAGCTTACCATCTCTTTTAATAACATCAGTGTAACGATAGACATCATTTTCACTAACGTCCATACGCAATACATTGGCAGGGATAATAATTTCGTTAGCAGAGTTTGGGAGTAGTGGGTAGTTTTGTTCCCTATTGAAAACCCATCCTTCATCTTGTATATCTCGGCTACATTCTTGTATCAGATTGTAGACAAAAGATGTCTCGGGGTTCTCGAAGTCTAGGGTAGTCACAGGGGACTGGCCGATAGCTCCTAGAACGGAGTTCACGGCGTTGAGTTCAGTTAAATCTTTTGTTGTGTCAACAGCCATGGTTTAAAATAGAGAAAAGGGGAGTGTTACCTCCCCAGTTAAATTAATTAGGTGCGAGTTGATCTACATCCATGTCGTAGGCCGGATAGGCACTACGCATTTGAGGAGTAGTAGAGAACACCGGAGAGCCATTGACAGCGTTGACGCCGTCGATGTTGTAGCTCTTCTGAGTCTTGGCGACGGAGAAGCGAATCACAGTGTTAGCTGCGACTGCCACCACACCGTTGCCAGGATGTTGTTGGACACCTGTGGAAAGGTAGTCAGCCGTAGTATACGGAGCCCTTACCCAGGAGTCAATATTCTGAGCAGCAGTTGATGCCATAATTAGTTAGCAGAAATACGACCGTACTCCACATGGGGGCACGGATTTTGAGTAGTTGAACTGACGATACCAACCTTCCTGGTACCAGCGGCGGGAGTGCCCGTACCCAGTCCAGCAGTGCCACGGGTGACACAAGCTAGGGGAGTACGGACAACTTCATTTTCCCGACCGGGGATGAAAGTTTGGGTAGCGGCAATTCCACCAGTACCGGCAGCACCAAAAGGTTCTGCACGGAAAGTCTCACGATATGAATCAGTCCCTTCTGCACCAGGTGCGGGAGCTGCTCCACCGAGACCAGCATACTGTTGTGGTTGTGCCATTTAGTTACCTCTAATCAAGCGCGAGCGGAAGTCAGTTCGATAGCAGCAGCAGGGTTCAGAGTACCGGCACCCATAGCCATACGACCGACGATCACATCACCCTGATACAGAGTGTGGACATCAGAACCGGTGGTTTGGATCTGGGGACCGATTGCTTCGACCACAGCGGCAGCATCACCACAGTGGGTAGAGAAGTCACCAGCGTAGTTGTTGTTCTCACCTTCAACAGGGTTAGGCAGGTTGCCAGCCAGGAAGGGGAGGTTGTTGCTACGACGGATAGAGATACCAGCGATCTCATAGAGACCTTCGCCGGAGTTCAGGTTGCCCTGAGTGTTACCGTAGTCGCGGTTGAGGATGTTGCTATCGACCTGAGAGATCAAAGCATAATATTGCCGTGGCGAGAGGACAGCGGTGCGTCCACGCTGAGGCATGTTCTTCTCATCCAGGATCGAAGCGGCTTCAAAGAAGGCGTCAACCAGGGACTGAGCGTTGTACTCGTTCTGGACACCGAGTTCGATGGTGGAACCACCGGGCTCAGGACCAGGTGCAGCCTGGATAGGATGCTGTTCACGAGCAGCAAGAGCGATCGTACGGAAGATCTTCTTGTCATAGGCCTCTGCGAGAGCGTGGCCAATCTTCGCACTGATCTCACTCCGCAAGGAGTAATGCGCAAGCGTTTCATCGAGGTCATAGACAAATGCACTGGAGACCAGGAGGTCGTCCATCACAATCGTCTTCTCAGCCACCGGAGGATCACCGGAACCCAGGATAGGGGTACCAGGGATATGGTAGTCGGCGGTCATGCGACCGGTGAAGATGAACTGGGCAGCTTTACCGTTGGTCAGAGTACGGTTCTGGACAGTACCCTTTGCAATGCAGGCGCTTTCATACGCCTTGAACATCTCACCGGTGAAGATCTTTAAATAGGTAGCATACTTTGCATCGTATGCGGAGACCTGCTGACCGTTGATGGTGACAGTTTCACCGAAAGCAGTACGGCCAAGGCCAGGGTCTTTGTTGATACTACCAATGGAGGTAGTACGAGTGTTAGGGGGAGACGCCAACGCGTTAGCGTTAAAGTCGGCGTTCCCAAAGTTAAACGTTGCCATTGTAAGAGTTAAGTGTTGTTACCAAACTCTATCGCGATAGATAAATTTTTTTTCAAAAGTTTTTCGGTAACAGGTATCCGCGTACGGGCTATTACCAAATGGGTAAGGGAGGAATCGAACCTCCCTAAAGCAACCATGCTTACCGTGTGGTGTAGTAGGGGACACCACGATAGACGAGGCGAACCTTCATAGGATTACTCCAGTGACCTTAGTCCCGTTCCATACTAAGGCGTCATGCGTCCCATAAGGGATGAACGGACGGTTCGTTTACTCGACGTGAGTGAAGTCGAAGGTACCAGTCACAAGGAGAGTACCTTCAGCAGAGAAACCACCAACCGTTACACGATAGGTGTGAGACTCATTCTGTCCAGTACCGAATCCACCGACAGGTTGCCAACCATTATTGAATGCTTGGGGGTCAGCGAAACCACCAACACCATCGGAGACCTGACCAACAGAGGTGGTTGGATTCCAGGTGTTAGCATTATTGATTGCATCAGTTGAAGCAATTTCGGTGTTAGTGACAAACAGAGTTGTCGGAGCAGTACCACCACCGGAACCACCAATGTTCCAGTGAGTGAAGAGACCTGTTCCACCAGCACCATCAGAACCAGCAGTCTGGTCTTGGACCATCATCCGGAACTGAGTGACGTTAGCGGAATCGGTACCTGCAACAGCCCACTGGAAGGCGGGAGTTTCAGGAGTACCACCAGGGTTGATGGTATAAAGAGCACCGATTTGACCACCAGCAGTCAGGTCACCACCACCAGCGGCGGTAGTACCTGTAGCCGTAATGGTCAGGGTCAGGGGTACGTTAGCAGCCTGAACAGTTACGTTCAGAGAACCCTGTGCACCATCATCAGACGCACCTTGTGCAGATGCAGTTGCAGTAACTACAGAAGCACCGGCATTAGAGAAAGTGACTGCACCACCACTGAAGTTCTCACCAGTAGAGGCAGCGAAGTTATAGGTTACGTTAGTAGCAGTACCATCATTGTCTGCAGTGTAGGTGGTCTCAGTACCAACCGTAGGGTTAGTAAGACCAGTCACAGTCACAGTACCAATGGTAGGTGCCACTACCGGATCATCACCATCCCCAAAGGGAGGTGTGTTAGGAGAGGTACCATCCGCATTTTGTTCTTGTTGAATACACCCAATCGGAAAACCCGGATTGTTTGCATCATTAGGGTTGGGTACCTTGTTTGTTTCAAAGACCGGAGGAATCCGGGGAGGTGTAAACGTCATTTATCCAATAGAAGGAGAGGTCAAGGCAACAGGAGTAGACTCTGCTGCTGCCAAGTCAAGTGGGAAGTTGTGAGCATTACGTTCATGCATCACTTCCATCCCCAAACCTTGACGGTTTAGAATGTCAGCCCAGGTATTGATTACCCGACCCTGACTATCTTGGATGGATTGGTTAAAGTTAAATCCGTTCAGGTTGAACGCCATCGTGCTGACACCAAGAGCAGTAAACCAGATACCAACAACAGGCCAAGCGGCAAGGAAAAAGTGGAGACTCCTACTGTTATTGAAGCTAGCATACTGAAAGATAAGACGGCCAAAGTAACCGTGCGCAGCGACGATGTTATACGTTTCTTCTTCCTGTCCGAATTTATAACCATAGTTTTGGGATTCGTTTTCTGTAGTTTCCCGTACCAAAGACGAAGTCACTAGACTACCGTGCATGGCTGAGAAGAGACTGCCACCAAACACACCAGCAACTCCCAACATGTGGAAGGGGTGCATCAGGATGTTGTGTTCTGCTTGGAACACCAGCATATAATTAAAGGTACCACTGATTCCCAGTGGCATTGCGTCAGAGAATGAACCCTGACCGAAGGGGTAGACAAGGAATACTGCAGAGGCAGCAGCAACGGGAGCGGAGTAAGCTACCATAATCCAGGGACGCATCCCTAGTCGATAACTAAGTTCCCATTCTCGTCCCATGTAAGCGTAGATTCCGATAAGGAAGTGGAATACCACGAGCTGGAAGGGACCGCCGTTGTAGAGCCACTCATCAAGGGTAGCGGCTTCCCAGATTGGGTAAAAATGTAACCCGATTGCGTTACTTGAGGGAACAACTGCTCCTGAGATGATGTTGTTTCCGTAGAGCAATGATCCGGAGACTGGTTCTCTGATTCCATCGATGTCAACAGGTGGTGCGCCGATAAAGGCAATAATAAAAGCAGTGGTAGCAGCCAGTAGACAAGGGATCATGAGGACACCGAAGTGTCCCACATAAAGCCTGTTCTCAGTGCTACTAACCCACTGTACGTAGCGTTCCCAGAGGTTCGTGCCACGGTTTAGTGCGATAGTAGCTGCCATTAATAGTAATTAGTAGTGATTAAAAGATACCGGGGATGAGCTGTCCGGTTACAGCGTAGGAACCGATCGCGGCAATGACACCAAGCATAGCGAGGCGACCATTGAGACGTTCAGCTCGTTCATTGTGAGGCAAGTGTCCTTCGTCAATGTACATTTTAGGTTCTTTAGCGAACAGGTTCAACCGTCCGCCGTCTTCGGTGGTAGTAGTCATCAGAAACGATAAGTAACGCCGGCTTTGATGCCGAGGTCTGCAGAGGAGATTTCCCAGTCATCTTCAGAGACGACGGAGAGTTCACCATACACGTCAGTCTTCTCGGTCACGGCGACAGAAGCACCGACCTTACCGGAGACCTTGTTCTCTGCCTCACCACCATCTTGGAAGTCAAAGGCAGGCCCACCCTGGACATACCAGGTGGTCTTCTCACCAACGGTACCTTCGTAGCCGTAGTGAGTCTCAACGAGAGTAGACTTGTAGTCACCACCAGCCACGCCGGTGTTGCTCTCGATGTTCACGTAGGAACCTGCGTAGGCAGGGGCAGCAGACAGGGCGACGGCTGCAGAAAGGGCAGAAATTTTTGTGATCATTTTTTTAAGGGTGTTTTACATAGAGATGTTGGACCGCTCAAGTTTTTGGAAAACATCCTGGCGGTAAGCAGGGTCCGTATCATACCGCCGGTCTTGCATAGCCTGAATGACTTCAGACTGGGAACGGAAGACATCAGGTTTGTCAACCGAACCCCGACCTGTGTAGAGGTTACCTTCGACACCATTCGCTGCCTCGTATTGTTGCTGGAGACCAGCCAAGGCGATTTGAATAGCAGGAGCTTCACCTCTGTCTACTACAGAGTCATATGCTTTAGTGAACTCTTCAGGCAGGGACTCTTGTGCCCACTGCATGAGGTTATCATACTGTTCCTGACCACCTGCTTGTTGGTAGATGACGTTGACTTCAGATTCAGTCAAGTCTCGACCAGCAGAGGTCGGGTTGTTCTTTTGCATTTCTAGGTAGGTTTCAACGAGTTCCTTACTGGACATCTCGCTGAACTTCTCTAGAGTTTCAGGAGTGAGGTCACCAGTCTCATAGAATTCAGCGGACGCATCCGTCATGACCTGTGCGACTGGAGATAACTCTACTTCTTCGGAGGCTTCGGTCTCCCGCAGCTCTTCTTGCTGGACTTCAGGTTCATCTTCCTTAGGTTCTCCAAGTTTACGTTGTAATTCAATGTAAGCTTTCTCTAACTCTTCAGCAGAGTCAAACTTACCAGCTAGTCGCTGTTGTTCAGCAGCTTGAGCTTCTTCACCTACACGTAGGGAGTCGAGCTCGTCTTCACTGAATTCAGGTTGACCCTGATTCATATCAATATTGAGAGTTGCCATTAGTAGTTACTTTTAATCCACCGAGGCCGACTTTCGTAACATAGTTATCGGATCGGCCAAGGGTGGGTTTGCCAATCTTTTCTTTAGGCTCGTATTTATTGTGAGCCTCTTTATATTTCTCGGGGTTACCAGCAATACCTGGACCCGACTCAGCTTTCTTTGGGTAGGTTTTCTTAGCCCTAGGCTTCTTCGGAACCAAGTTCTTCTGGGTTTCCTTCAAGGGCTTGTCCGAGTTCTCCACTGTCAATTGCTTCTCCTAGTGCAGGGTTTTTGGATGGGTCTGCAAGTGGTGATGATGCTAGTTGACCAGCTTGATCAACCAGGGACTGTTGTGCCTGTGCTTCTTGCTGGGCTTGCATCTCTTCTTGCAGTTGTTGTTCACTCTTGACCAGGTTGAGCATGTCA